CTTTCCTTGCTATTAATAAATCCACCGGGGAAATATGTTTGTCGCAACTTCACAGCATGGAGATGATTAATGCCAGAGAAAGAATTAAGCACCTTAAAGCGGTGGTTGCAGACAGCAGTATACCTGATAAGTGCTATGCCGATATACCTGATGGTAAGTCTGGCAACCGCAAGCTTGCTATTGGTTGTGTTTACTGTGACCATAAAAGAGACTGCTGGTCTGATGCTAACGGTGGTCACGGATTACGTGCGTTCCAGTATTCACAGGGCAAGAGGTATCTTACACAGGTAGGTAAACAACCTGATGTCGCTGAAGTTACAGCTTAAGTGTCTGGAAAGCATCACTGGGTTGGTGAGGTAGACCCTGATGTTTACTATGGTTTTGTTTATCTGATAACAAACACCGTCACTGACAGAAAATATATTGGTAGGAAATTCTACCATACCTATAGAAAAAAGAAACGGGTAAAGGAATCTAACTGGAAAGTATACGCAGGATCGTCCAAGACACTTAAAGAAGATATAGAACGTCTTGGCAAAGATAAGTTTACGTTTGAGATAGTTTGTAATTATAAGACACGGGGTGGCTTGGTAAGCGGTGAGGTACACTTCCAAACAGACAATGATGTACTCTCACCGGAACTTCTTCCCTGTGGTGAGCGACTGTACTACAATGGTCAGATAGGCTCTGTAAAATTTATCACCTCTGAGTTTCTTAGTGCTGAGACAAGAGCCAAGTTGTCTGCTGCTCAGAAAAAAAGATATAATAAAAGTAGAAAGAATAAAGTCTGATGATAGATAATCTTGATGAGTTTGTGACCCTGTACGATCTTACTGATAAAGATCCAGACAAGACTTTAAACTTAGCTATAATTCTGCAAGCCCTTCTGGATTTGTCAAAACCAAAAGAACCTGAAGAAACCTTGGAGACGGTGCTTCAACGTGACCAAGCCAAGGCATGGGTCTTTTGTTCTGTTGGGGTTACCTGCGAGAACTTTGAAGCAACCTGTGATCTGGCAGGGCTTGACCCACGGTCTGTCAGGACATTCGCTATTAAAGCTTTTACATCGGAGAACGCATATGAGATCAGAAGAAAACTCAATTCCTTTCTGTGATGAAGAAAAATATTCAGAAATTCTGTATCCAAGAGAGGGAGCATATGATTATTATGGTAGACGTATGAGAGAAGAGAAGGCACTGGACAAGCAGGTTGGCGGTAAGCACTATAAAGATTGTGGCATCCAACCAGTAGAATATATTTATGCGAATAAGCTTGACTACTTTGAGGGTAATGTGATAAAATACATCACCCGTCACAGAACAAGAGGAGAAGGTAAGAAGGATATAGAAAAAGCAATTCACTACGCACAAATGATATTAGAATTAGAATACAACACGTAGGGGGATGTGATGGCGCAGTTCAGGTCTAACGAAAATCCAATGTTTCGTTCAAAGTTTAGTGAGGATATATTTAAACATAAGTACGCACACCATGGTTGCGAGACATGGGATTCCTTGGCATCAGTCCTTGTTGAGGATGTATGCCAAGATCTGATGACAGAGGACGAGAAGGATCACCTTAAGCGTCTGATCACGGACCTTAAGTTTATTCCGGGTGGTCGTTATTTATATTATGCTGGCCGACCTAATAAGTTTTTTAATAATTGTTATCTTCTCAGGGCGGAGGAAGATACACGAGAAGACTGGGCAGATATCTCTTGGAAGTCTGAGTCCTGCCTGATGACAGGGGGTGGTATTGGTATTGATTACTCCGTATACCGTGAGGAGGGACGTATCCTGAATGGTACTGGTGGTCTATCCTCCGGTCCTATTCCCAAGATGATGATGGTCAATGAGATTGGTCGCAGGGTAATGCAGGGTGGCAGCCGCAGGTCAGCTATCTATGCCAGCCTTAACTGGAAGCATCCTGATATAGATAAGTTTCTTAGCTCAAAGAACTGGTATGATATGCCGGTAGGTACAACAGGGTTTTCCATTGGGCAGGTCAAAGAACAAGACTTTAACTTTACCGCTCCTCTGGACATGACCAATGTAAGTGTAAACTATGATACCGAATGGTTACTTAACTACTGGAAGACAGGAGATGTTGGGAATACTTTTAGAACTAATATCAAGCAAGCATTATCCACAGCGGAGCCGGGGTTTTCATTCAATTTCTTTGACAAGGAAAAGGAAACACTTCGCAACGCTTGTACGGAGGTTACATCTGAAGATGATTCTGATGTTTGCAATCTTGGCTCTGTTAACATGGGCAGGATTGATGACTTAGCAGAGTTTGCTGATGTAGTGGAGCTTGGGACAAAGTTCCTGCTGTGCGGCACACTACGTGCAAAACTACCCTATGATAAGGTTTACAAGGTGCGGGAAAAGAACCGTAGGCTTGGGCTTGGTCTGATGGGAATGCATGAATGGTTAATCAAGGGAGGAGAAAAATATGAGGTTACCGAAGGACTTCACAAATGGCTTGCAGTTTATAAGGGAGTTAGCGACAATACTAGTGCCAAGTTTTCTGATACTCTTGGCTGTAGCCGTCCTGTCGCTAATCGTGCCATTGCTCCAACTGGGTCAATAGGCATCCTTGCCGGTACATCCACAGGCGTTGAGCCTATCTTTGCTGTGGCTTATAAGCGCAGGTATCTTAAGGGTGGCAATCGTTGGCACTATCAATACGTAGTAGACAGTGCAGCACAGGAAATAATTGATCTGTATGGTACTGACCCAAGTAAGATTGAGTCGGCTCTGGATCTGGCCGAGAATTATAAACGTCGGATATCCTTTCAGGCTGACGTTCAGGACTATGTAGATATGTCAATATCCTCTACTATCAACCTTCCAGAGTGGGGGAGTAAATTAAATAATGAAGATACTGTTGAAGAGTTTTCCGATACTCTTGCTTCTTATGCTCACAGGTTGCGTGGCTTCACCGTGTATCCTGATGGATGTAGGGGAGGACAGCCTCTATCTTCGGTGCCGTATTCTGAAGCTGTAGAGAAGCTTGGTGAAGAGTTTGAGGAGGGACTTGAGACGCATGACATTTGTGACATTACTGGTCATGGAGGGTCGTGCGGTGTATAAATAGATACTAACTTTAAAGGAGATTTAATATGTCAAGAGACTATAAAAGAGAAAATAAAGTAACAAAAAGTAAACCAAAGAATATCAAGAAACGTGTAAAAAGAAACGCCGCACGTCGTATGTTAGAACGATTAGGTCTTGTTAAAAAGGGTGATGGCAAACATGTTGATCATAAGAAACCCCTTAGTAAGGGTGGAAGTAACAAACGAAAAAACTTACGTGTAAAAGATGGTAAAAAGAATAGTTCTTTTGCCAGAAATTCTGACAAATCTATTAAGAAAAAGAAGAAAACCTAAGCACTCGTAGTTCAACTGGATAGAACAACAGACTTCTAATCTGTAGGTTGCAGGTTCGAGTCCTGCCGAGTGCGCCAAAAAAGTACTTGCAAAGTGGATGGTTATATAGTATAATAGTGTATGGACCCGTTTTAAAAGGATATATATTATGAAAAAACCAGCAGCAAAAATTGATGGAACTAAGTTCTATAATGCAGCAGTTAGAAACAACCTACCCACTAATAATAAAACATTAAATAAAATTGTAAAGTTAGTTATATGATCCTAAAGAGGATATAGCTTATGAAGTTCTTAAGTTTACCATTGAAAGAATAGCCGTGGATAATGTACGCATTGTCCCTATCAGACGTGACATCGTGGAGAAGATGGGCATCTACAATCGGCAGCATACTGTGGTAGATGGACAGACAGTTGATAATATAGATGGCAAGCCATTCTCAAGTGAATTTAGTTTCACACGCTTCCTTGTGCCTGCTCTTAATATGTATGAAGGATGGGCATTGTATATGGACTGTGACATGTATCTTCGCACAGATATTAACGAACTCTTTGAAGAATATAAAATAGATTACTATCCTCTCTATTGTGTAAAGCACAAGTATGCGCCGGGTGATGGGGTAAAGATGGATGGTCAGAAACAGGAGAACTATCGCAGAAAGAACTGGTCAAGCTTTATGCTTTTTAACTGTGGACATGAGCTTAATAAAAAACTTACACCACAGGTAGTGAACTCTCAAACAGGAGGATGGTTACATGGGTTTGAATGGTTGCCGGATAAGGAGGGTGATATTGGGACCATTCATGAGGAATGGAATTGGCTGGACGGCCACTCTGATGTTGATATAAAAGCCAAGAATGTTCACTTCACCACAGGAGGACCATGGTTTAAGG